GACGGCGCGCACGGCCTGATTGAGCCGCGGCAGCACCTGGGCGTTGATCACGTTGCCGGCGGCCGACATGACGCCCGCCAGGTCAACTCGAATCCGAAATTCCGCCATGCAGGCAGTATGGCGTCACGGCGCCGGGGTCGTGACAACATCATGCGAGGACCATGATTTCCTCGGTCCGCCCACTCTACGTGGGCAATGCGCTGCAAGTCACGCTCGCGCCGCCCGCCGGCGCCGTGCAGTGGCGCATTCTGCGCAAGGAAACCAACACCTTCACCGACCAGGACGACCCGGGCGCCCTCCTCGCCTTCGAGGGGCGCGATACCGTCGTCACCGACGCCGAGCCCGGCCTGGTCAACGAGACGCCGATCTACTACAAGCCGTTCTACCAGGACGACGCCGGCGCCTGGTCGACCGCGCCGGCCGTGTCCGGCACGCCGCTGGCGACGTACGAGGAGCACAGCACCGACGTGCTGCGCCTGGTGCGCAACCGCCTCGAGGACGGCCTCAAGGTCGAAGTGCAGCGCGGCACGTTCGTGCTCGAGGGCGGCCGCGACGTGATTGCCGTCTACTCGGCGCCGCCGGCCGCAGGCGCCGTGGACCTGCCCGTCGTCACCGTGCACCTGGCGAGCGAGCGCGCCGAGGCGAGCGCGATGGGCGAGCTGATCGTGCCCGACACCCTGCTGCCTGGCGGCGACTGGCTCGAGCACGAGGGCCGCGAGGCCGACGTGCAGCTCGAGATTGTCGGCTGGTGCCTGAACCCGGACGAGCGCATTGCGATGCGCCAGGCCATCCGGCGCCTGCTCATGGCGAACCTGGGCGTGTTCGCGGCCGCCGGCATGAACGAGGTCGCCTTCCAATTCCAGGACCTGGACGCCATCAACGGCGAGTACGCGGCCAACGTCTACCAGGCGATGTGCACGCTCACCTGCAAGGCGCCCGTCGTTGTCATCAACCGTGTCACCCCGATCGCGGACGTGCAAATCACGTTCTCCGCGGAAGAAATCCCCACCCATTAACCGGAGCCCACCATGGGAAAGACCAACCAACAAACCGAGACGACGACCAACGAGACCGCGGCCGCCGCGCCTGCTGCTGCCGCCGCCGCGCCGTCCGAGGAGGTCACGCTCGAGGAGTTCTGCATCCGCCTGTCCAAGTCGGACAAGCGCGTGGAGATGATCGGCGGTTTCAACGCCTCCGAGACGGCCGCCGGCCACGTGAAGGACACCGAGGCGAGTTTCCGCGCCCGGTACGACCAGTTCTGCAACAAACCCGCTTAACCAGAGGAGTCCACCATGGGCGTTTTCTTCGGGGGCCGACTCATCACCTCGCCGGCGGTCGCGTCGGTGGTGGATGACTCCGGTCTCGCCAACAAGAACCTGACCGTCGGCAACGTCGTTGCCTTGATCGGTCGCTCCGCGGGCGGCCAGCCCAAAACGGCGCTGCGATTCGGCACGCCCGACCAGGCGAAAGCTGCGCTCATCTCGGGCGAGCTGCTGGACGCCGTGCTCAAGGCATTCGACCCGAGCGCGCAGACCGGCTCGCCGTCGGAAGTCGTCGCCGTGCGCGTCAACCCGGCGCTGCAATCGGCGCTCACCCTGGTGGACGGCTCGAGCGCGAACGCGATCGACCTCAAGTCCACCGACTACGGCCTGGTCGCCAACTCGATCAAGGTCAAGGTCGAGGCCGCGACGAACCTGGGCAAGAAGCTGACGGTGCAGCGCGGCAACGCGTACTACACCGCCGACGACGTGTATCGCAAGGCCATGTCCGTGCGCTACACCGGCGCCCAGGCGACGGCGACCATGACCATCACGGGCAACGCGATCACGCTGCAGGCGCCGGCCGGCAACACCGTGGCGACCGTGGACATGACGGTGTACGACAGCATCCAGGAGGTGGTGGATTACATCAACTCCGTGACCGGCTTCACCGCCGCGGTGCTCGACGGAAACGGCGAAAAGACCGCCCTGGCCGGCCTGGACTTCGTCACCAACGTGGACGTGAAGTCGGCGCTCTACACGGTGCGCGCGGACCTCCAGGCGTGCATCGACTGGATCAACGGCAGTGCCGAGGGCTTCCTGGACGCGACGCGCGCCACGGGCGCCGGCGCACCGCCCGCGAACATCGGGTTCACGTACCTGTCCGGCGGCACCGACGGCAACGTCACGAACAACGACTGGTCGGACTGCTACACGGCCCTCCAGCAGGAGGACGTGCAGTGGGTCGTGCCGATCAGCGGCGACCCGTCCATCCACGCGATGAACGACTCGCACTGCTCGTTCATGTCGACGGTGGGCCAGATGGAGCGCCGCGGCATCGTGGGCACGGCGATCGGCACCAGCGACGCGGCCGCGATCACCGCGGCCCTGGCGCTGAACAGCGACCGCACGTCGCTCGTGCACATCGGCTACTACGACTACAACAGCGACGGCAAGCTGACGCTGTACGCGCCGTACATGACGGCCGCCCTGCTCGCCGGCGCCTTCGCCAGCGTGAACCCGGGCACGCCGCTGACGAACAAGACGATCAAGGTCCGCGGCCTGGAGCGCTACCTGCGCAACCCGACCGACACCGACCAGCTCATCAAGGGCGGCGTCCTGTGCGTCGAGCGCACCAAGAAGGGCTACAAGGTCGTCCAGTCGATCACGACCTGGCTGGCGAACGACAACTACAACCGCGTCGAGGTCAGCACCGGCGTGGCGGTGGACTTCGTTGCGCGCAACGTGCGCGACGTGCTGGACGACCTGCGCGGCATGAAGGGCACGCCCATCCTGCTCACGCAAGCGGTCAGCCGCGTCGACTCGACCCTCGCCGAGCTCGCGCGCGCCGAGCCCCAGGGCCCGGGCGTGATCACCGGGGACAAGGCCAACCCGGCGTACAAGAACATCCAGGCGACGCTGGACGGCGACGTGCTGCGCGTGCAGTTCGAATGCCACCCGGTCATCGGCGTGAACTACGTCCTGGTCTCCATCTTCGCGACTGCCTTCTCGGGCAGCGCGTCCGCCTAACCGGAGGTAGTTCAACATGGCGACGCAGAACCTCAAGACCCGCTCGGGTAACCGCATCATCGTGACGTTCGACGGCAAGCAAATCGGGCTTGTCCAGAACGTGCGCATGAACGACGACTACGCTCCGGAGCCAGCCTCCGGCGTGGGCGACATTCACGTGCAGGAGTACGTCCCGACGATGGCCCGCCACAGCATCACGGTGCAGACCATGGTGCTGAACAAGGGCAACATGCGCGACGTGGGCATCGCGACCGAGAACGGCGACGGCATGCTCCAGGGCATGGTTTTCGACATCGAGGTGTACTCGAAGGACGACAACACGCTCCTGCGCAAGTACAAGGGCTGCTCGTACGCGAGCGGCGACGTGGAAGTGCAGAAGCACGCCATCGTGATGGCCTCGGCGCAGTTCAATGCGCTGGACGTGGTCAACACGAGCATCTAAGCCTGGCGCGACCAGACCAGGGCCGCCCTTCCCCGGCGGCCCTTTTTCCTTAAACCCCGGAGTTCCCATGCACGCAGCAAGCCCTACCGACTTTCCCGTCGAAGTGCCCGGCGTCGGCGCCTTCATGTTCGCCAAGCGAATGATGGCCGACCATCTCAAGATCAACGTCGAGTACTCGCGCCTCACCGAAGGCGTCGAGCCGACGCCCTGGCTCGACACGATCGCGACGTGCATCGCCGTGATCAAGACCCTGGCCGTCCGCGTCCCCGACGACTGGGACATTGACGCCATGGACCCGCTGGACGAGGAGACCTACAACAAGCTGCTCAAGGTGCACGGTGCGCTGCGAGCGAAGGAGGACTCCTTTCGAGGCAAACCGAAAGCGCCTGTCGAAGGAGGCGGGCAAGCGCCGAGCGTCTAGCCTGGAGTTCTGGTACCGCGCCAAGTACAACCTCACCGCGACCGACCCGCGGTTCCTGGCGGCCACGATCGAGGAGATGGCCGCCGACTACTGGGCGTGGTTCTTCAAGGAGAACCCCAAGGCGACGATCGAGGACGAGGACGAGGACTTTAACCTTGACGAGGTCCTGAAACAGATGGAGGAGAACCCGGAGGACTGGGTGACCCTCACGTAGACGGGACAACATAATCGAGCGACCATGGCCGGTATCAAAATCCCAGTAGAGGCAGCGTTCGACAAGGGCGATGCCGACCGTGTCGTAAACGACTTCGCCGAGCAATTCAACAAGCTCGGCGCCGCGATCGCCCAGGCGAACAAGCAGCGCTTCAACCCGATCGACCGCGCGTCGATCGAGGACTTGAAGCGGCTCCAGGCCGGGTTCGAAAGCCTCAAGCGCGTGTCGGGCGACATGCGCAAGCGCCTCAAGGCCACCGGCCAGGCCGACAAGCCGTTCTTCGATGTGGACTGGCGCCAGATGTACCCGGACGAGCACTCTCGCAACCGGCAGATGCAGAAGGCGTTCGACTACGTCACCGGTGGCGGCCGCTTCCAGGCGCCGGCGCCTCCCCCGACCCC